GCTCTTAAAGCACGATAAACCGATCCTGTACTTGTAATTCTTCTATTTGTCATTGGATTGATATTTGGATTAGCTCTCCACTGTGCACACGCTAAATTATCTATAACATTAAGTGGGGATGCTGCACGAGCTGCTGCTGGAGCTCTTCTCCCACGACGAACTGGAGCTGCTGCTGGAGCGACTGCTGGGGATGCTGCTCTTCTTCCACGACGAACTGGTGACGCCGCACGAACTGGAGATGCTGCGCGAGCTGCTGCTTGTCTCCCACGACGAACTGGAGCTGCTGCGCGAGCTGCTGCTGGGGCTTGACCACATTCTCGTTGAAGTGCTTTGAATGTTGGACCATTAGCGGTAATAGCACGATTGGTTCTAGGATTTACAAGGGGAGTTGCTCTCCATCTATCACATATATTAGGACTTGGAGATCTTCTTCTGGCTGGCATCTTTATAACTACATTTGGAAAATATTTCATATTTCTTTACACAGAAGTGTAAAGAAGTCATACTTTAGGTTTAAGAACCAGATTAACATACAACGCAATTGTTTCCATTGTGCTTTTGTTCTTTAGCAACCCATTTTCTATATTTTTGAAGTTCCTCTTGATTTTGTGATAAAAATTGTTTTATTGGAACCTTTTTTTCCCTGTGATTTATTGCAAATGTATACTCTATGATTATATTGTATTGATCATTGTTTAAGATTGTATCAGGGCTACAATTATTAACAACAATTACAAGGAACACTCTATCAAAGTAATTATAGTAATCATCGTCCTCTATGTTTTTTAAAGCACTCTCTAGATCATCTAACGAGACAATAGGGCTTTTATATTTGTTAACTGCTCTCTTTATCGTATTAGCATCTCCCATTATTTCTTCAATCTTTTCATAATCAGTTAGTTTCTTAATAAGATCTCTTTCAGCTTCTTTATAGCCATTAGTAGTAGTATTAGAAGACATTTTATAATTTGTGTTTGTAAGGTATATAACAGTTAGTATTAGTTTATAAGATGAAAACATTTATATATATGACAAATAATCAGTTTACATCACCCTGTAAATTTATCTTTACACAGAAGTGTAAAGAACTCATACTTTAGGTTTATGACATCATAAGAACCAATAATCTAAAACCTCCTCCACTTGACCCTCGTTCTGATAAACAACCAACTCGAGCCTATACTCCTCTGTTTTAAACGCTTCAAACTGGTCTTCAGTTGTGATTGGAAAAAATGAATACCACTCATAATAATTACTCTTACAAAACGGTTCTAACCTGCTTATCGACAATGGTTGTAATCGGAACTTATAAGAACAACCCTCTTGCTCGACAGTGTCATAGTGCTCTCTAATCACCTGCGAAAACTTGTTATAGTCAAAATAACGACTATCTTTAAACTTAAGCTTACACCACGTTCCGACTTCAAACGTATACCTACGATATAGCTCGTCTTCTCTCGCTAGCTGACGATTCTCCTCACAAAGATCTATTATCACATCTCTACTCTCTTCAAATGTAAGCTCTCGCTCTCTTACTGTATAATACATCCCCTTGTACACTTCAAACGCACAAGACGCCTCTATAGTCACCTCGATCAAGTCAAAGAAATTGCTCACATATGGCAACACAGAATACTTAATAACATCATCTGCAAGATACTTGGTCACCGAGGTTTTGATCTGATTTTGGATTAATTTAGTTTGCATATTAAACTCAATTGTACTCTCTATTTGTGCTCTGGAATAAATCATTTTTTACACAACGCCCTTCAATCACTTTAATCAAATTAAGATTTTTTCTTTATAATAGTTAAATGCACAAAAATAAACTTATCATTCTCGTCATCAGCATTCTTGCTCTGTTTTTACTTTACCGCTTTGTACGTTCAAATGAAAGCTTTCAACTTCAGAATGAATGCCCTATCTGCTTCGAATCTGGGGTTGAAATGGTATCTGTTTGCAGAAATACCCAATCTCAGTATCAATCCATTGTTAACCGTCTCTTAAACTCTGGATTTTCATCTCAAGATGCCGATCGTATCGCAAGGTATTCTGTCCCTCTACACGAGATCTGTAAAAAGTGTTCTATCGGTCTTGCTACATCTAGATGCCCTATATGCAGAGGACCAGCCACTGATGCTCAAGAGCAGCTCGACTTATTACAATCTAATTTAAATAAACTACAAGAGGCCTTACGAAATGCTTTTGATCGTCAAGAAGACATCACTAGAGAGGATATAATCGAGTTTAGAACCACTGGGGAGGTAAGTGGAAATCCGACTTTAAGTAATGCTCTGAATCTTATCTTAGGATCCGGCCAAGGCTTTGTTCAGATGGCTCAAGAGGCACTAGCTGCGAGAGACCATACATTTATGAGATCTTGGTCTAGGGCGTTTGACCAGTTACTTAAAGATATTAACTCAATTTAATTTCTCGAGTTAATTCTATTTGTTTTGTTTGTAGACTTGTTGTTTACAAACTTTATTAAACTTGCTACACAATAGAGCCCAATGGTTTTACCCTTCTTCCACACCCATAGTTATGAGTACCAAAGTATAGGTGACAAACTTGGTCTCGCAAGGTCTCTAGTTCCTCTTCATTCAGGTTCATATAACTCTTGACGATATTCTTATATTGGTTGTGCCATTTTTCACCATAACAACTCCACATAATCCAGCCTAAATGAAAACATAAGTCTATTTCACGATCAGATATGATCATATCATCATCGAGAGAAGCATTGCCAAGTGGAGTCATAAAAGATATAAATATCCGTCTAAAATCAGCCATAGTTTTACTCTTCAAATCATCTCCTTCCAACAAGAGTTCAATGGTTTTGTTTGTTGAAGTCTCTAACAACTCTTGAACAATCATTTGAATCAATTGATAGCTAATCATTGGATACTTAGAAGGATAGCGACTCATATCTTTGAGAATGTTATGAGGAATGTATTTGGGAAATGATTCATATTCCACAAAGCCTTTGACTTGAAATCCTGAATCACAGCGTCTCCATAGCATATACGATAGCTCTAAATCTGTCAACTCTGCATAGCTTCTTAACCCTGAATAGCTCATCACTAATGGAGTAAGGTTTTTTACATCGCAATTTTCTATGGTTTCTAGACGACTCTGTAGAGCATCTTTTGTCATAGACACATAATGACTATATTCATCAATATATGTCTTTCCCAATATAGCTTTAGGGCCTACTAGTCCTGAAAGTCGTAATAAACTCAACGTCATTTAGATTTTATTTTAGAGTCGTTTGGCTCTGCACAGAACAAAGTCACTTTATTTAACATCCAAACCGATATCTTTACAGATTTTTCTGTAAAGATTTTTCTATAAAGACTCTCAACATCACAACTACTCGACAAACTTCGCACCAATACTCGCGCCAATGTCTGCAACACTCCACTCAGGTAATACACTGTAAAACGAAAGTTTCGACTGTTAAACAGTCACGTATATACTTCATCTTATATACTTCATCTTACTACTGCAAAACTTCGGATATTTGTAGTAAAAAATCTTTTGTTGAATAAATACAAATGAATAGTTATGTAAATGTGTTAATGACTATTGTCATCTTATATCTTTTAATGTCTTTATATAGACGTGAAGAGAGATTCCAAGTCGTCAATACTACTTCTTCACTTATAGTAGAAGATAGTCATAATTTAAAGGTTGAAAAGATCGTTGATTTTACGACTTTAGTTAAAGATAAGAAGCAATACACTGTGTTTAATCCTTGTATAACTCACTATATGAATGACTTATATTTATGTTGCGTGAGAGTGATCACCAAAAACATCAATTTGGAGACCGATTACCCCAACGAATTTCCTGAAATTGATCGATCTATATATGGAAATCCAAACCATCCTTGGAGATTTAAATGGAATCGAGATGATAAAGAAAAGGGTAAACCATATTTAGAATTTACCAAGTTCGCTATGCTCAAGATTAACAAGTCCCCTAAAATCGGATATGATATTGAACTTGTTAAGTCGTATAACGAGATGTTAAACGACTTTAGCAATGAAGTTGTACTAAATAGTTTTAGACTCTATGATTTGAACAATGACCTCAAGTCTTATGCGAATCAAAGTCTTCCTAACTTTTTTCAACGTATGATTGATACTCGAATCCACAAAACTCCTGTTAATAACTTGTTTTTCCTTACTGGTAATATGTTTTTAACAGATGACAACGATTCAATCAGAAAAAATCAAAAAGAACTCCGACCCCCTGAAAAGAATTGCGAAAACGGTTGCTTTATAATATTTATAATGAGCTTTGAAATCAACCCAGTCACACTAAAAATCACATACTTGAACAAACCAGTTCCGCTCTGTAGATATTACGCTGGAACTATAGAGAAAAATTGGTCTTTAATCATCAAACCACCTAAAAACTCTCAGCTAGAGTTCATTATCACCTACCAACTTGCAAGTTCTATAAATGCTGGGCACGAGATGTTGGGCAGTTTCTACGACCTTCCGTCTAATACTTTTAACTCTAATTGTGGTCAATTAAACGTCGTGAATAAAGGCCTTTCTTTTTACGAAGTAATCGAAGATGCTTATAAACCATATTTGTTTATATCGAGCACAACACCAACTATAGTCTTTAACGAAAACGAGTTAATAGCTGTGGGTCACGTCAAGTATAAGTATAATGATTTCTTAGATCCTAAATCTAATCTCCCACTTGCTAAGTTTACTTTAGATCTTCAAGCAAAGGTCAGAAACTTTCATTATGATTATGTTTACTTATTTTTCTTCTACACACTAGACAATAACTTAAATATTAAGAGAACTTCTTTGTTCTTTTTACCCCAACCAGCGGATGTTGCTCTCATCTTCCCAACTGGGTTAACACGTGTTGGAAATAATGATTTCTGTATGTCTTATGGAGATTATGACACCAACTGTACTGCAATGTTTATTACTTATGACGATCTTAACAATTCTCTGATCGAAATCAACAGCACTAACTTCCCATTCTTCGACTCTTCTTTAGACGAAGATGTTATGCATAGACTAGCACGAGAATTTAACTTTTTCAAATATACTGATTGGAAGACAACGCTTAACAAAGTAATTATAAAGTGATTTTACCCTGTTCATCAATAGTTTAATAAAAGATGTTTTTATTTTTATTTGACCACGCTTCAAATCAATACTTAGGCTTTAACGGCCAACTTATTTCCGATGTGAGAAAAGCTCTCCCTGTAGAGGTAGTGTATATTTCTGAATGTCTGGGAATGCTCCGTCTCAAGATTTTCATAAATCAATATATTACACCAAATAATAAATCTATTACTTTAACAAACACTGCTACTGATAATAATATTTTTGTTATACAAAATAAGTTTAACGGATTCAGTTCTAGTGAAACTCAAGTCATACTATCAATTGATAACTTTATATTGGGTTATTACGATGGTACAATCTGTTTAATCAAACAACTAGATCTATCTAGAACAACGCCTATTCTTCCACCTCACTTTTGCTTAAATCAAGCAAAGACTAAATTACAAGAATTGTTTTTAAATGGGATAGTCGTTCTTGATTTAGACCTGAGCAATACAGACGATTTTAAGACCGCAGATCATATAGTCAAATCGTCTGAACATAAACGTATATCTGACTTATTGAGAGTTAATCTCTGCTTTCAGCGTCTGCTCGCACATCCTATCATTCGATTCTTTTTACAAGAAGTATTCAATCAAGAGTTTCATCTTACTACATTCTCATCTAACCGAGTAAACCGACACACAAGTCAGCGTGGATGGCACGTCGACTACCCATATCACGACCTTGTTGAAACTTCCTTTTTGACAGAGTTGCTTGGTATCCAGTTATTAATTTTGCTTAATGATTTTACTCCACAGAATGGTGCTACAGAATACATCCTTGGTTCTCACTCTTTTCGTCGCTTCCCTAATCCAGATGATTTAAATGAGTGTAAGCATCTTCATCGTCAATTAGAGGCTAAGAAAGGAAGTGTTGTGATATGGTTAGGATCTCTATGGCATACAGAAGGATTGTCTAAAGTAGATGAGATGAGAGCCGCTTTGTTAGCTAATTTCAGTCCTATGAGTTGCAAATCAAAAGATGATATAAGCAGTATGTATACGTTTAAAGATGGGTTTGACCTTGTTGATAATAAGATAGTTTATAGTCCTTAAAAAGCAAAAGTATGATGGTCCTTTTTAAAGTTTAATCTTTACACAATAGTGTAAAGAAACAATATCTTTTATGGGAGTGCGTCTGACCCCTCTGAAACTAGTCATTTCTCGTGGTGTCGACGTGTCTCAAATTGAGACCAAAAGTTTCGGATCTAAAATCCATAATAACTACATTCTCAGTCGTCTCTCTACAGGAGAGATTGACGTTAGTTCTTTGTAACTAAAGATAGTATTATCTCTTAAATTTAAAGTTTGAATGCTCTGAATCTTATCCTCGGATCCGGCCAAGGCTTTGTTCAGATGGCTCAAGAGGCACTAGCTGAGAGAGACCATACATTTATGAGATCTTGGTCTAGGGCGTTTGACCAGTTACTTAAAGATATTAACTCAATTTAATTCATCATCTTCTTCTCTCAACAAATCTTCCATTAACTCGTGCTCACGAATCTCATACTCCGCTTGGCGACGTACTTGCTTCAACTCAGCTGTAAGGTCGTCTAACCGCTTATACGCAGGCAAATAACTTATCTCCAACAAATCCTCACACCGACTCTTTCCCTCCTCTGTACTCAAACTCTCCACATCACAACTACCAGACAAACTTCGCACCAATACTCGTGCCAATGTCTGCAACACTCCGCTAGTGTACATCTCGTGATCCAACTCTTCTTTCTCCACTTTACTCAACCTACTAAATCCTATTATCAACATTATTATTATCACTATCAGAAGTCCACTCAGGTAATACACTGTAAAAC